AGAGAAGGTGGTAATACATTAGAAGTTCAACCTGACTTTGAATTGATTGCATTTGACTTTGTTTCAAATCCATCAACACATGGAGCATTCCTTTCTCCAGTAAATGAATCAAAAGGAAAACAACCTGTTAATAAATTTGCAGGTGTAGAAAGAATTATAACTGATATTATTACGGAGTTTTAATTATGGCACTAGAAGATTTACAATCAAATTATGGACCAACAAATAAAAAAGGTCAAAAAGGAACAGGTACTGATGTTGATGTATTTGCAAATGAAGGCGAAGCATTAGATAAAGTATTTAACCAAAGTAAATATGCTCTTTCATCAAAGCCAGGATCAAAGCCAACTGGACCAGACCCGTTTGGAAATATTCCAGCTGAAAGATCATTTGAATAGGAATAATCATGAAATTAAAAAAATTAGTTGAAGGATTTGTTTGGGAAAGAAAACCAGGTGGTCCATTACCATCTTTAAAAGAACAAGAAGGTCAATATGAATCATTTGATTATGATTATTTTATAGGTCAAATTGAAGCCGCTCAAGAAGCTGTTACGGCAGTTGAAGAAGAACTAATTAGATCTTTAGATGCATTAGCAGAAGATGATGAAGTATATGGATTAGTTGCAACTGCGGCAGAACAAGCTTCCAATCAAGCTTCAAGATATATTAGTGGTGCTGAAAAACAATTAGAAGGTCTTCAAAAATTATTAGATAGAGCTAAAAGACAAGATTCTTTAACTTATTAAGAGGAATATACAATGAGTAAATATGAAAAACAATTAATGAAACATATCCTAAGTGAAAAGTACTTAGGCGAGGAACAAGAAGAAAAAATGACAAAAGAACAAAAGAAGTCATTTTTAGAAGCAGTCTCTAATTTTCATAAGTTAGGAGAGATGGTATATTCCAAGGCAAGACTACAAGAAGTTACTACAACTCTTAAAAATGTTGTAGAACAAGCAGAAAAGATGACAATCGATGAATCAGAACATTGGTTTGATAATGTTACGGTTTCAAGACACATGAAACAAATGAATGAAGCAATGAAAGTATTTGAAAAGACGGCAGGAGAAATGTCCGGCCTTCAACAAAGATTAGAATCTGCATATGAAGATATGGGTACTGTCTTGAACAAATATTATAGAATCGGCGAAGCAATGGAAGATAGAATGGATGAAGATAATTATACAGCCGGCGTTCATGATAAAGGTCCTGCATATGATGATCATATGATAGCAACAAAAAAGGACAGAAATCCTTCTTTAGATTAGGATAATTGAAAAATTTTCCTTATATTTAGTTATAAATTGTTTAAAATAGTTATATGAATAGAAAACACAAAAGACAAAAGTCAATACTACCCGGTGCAACAGGAGTACGTGTTGTAAAAACAAAAGGTAATCCAAACGGTGATATAGGTTTTGCTCTTAAATTATTTAAGAAAGAACTTAAAGAAACTGGTAGATTACAAGAACTTAGAGAAAGAAGATATTTTACTCCTAAATCAGAAAAAAGACGTGTTCAAATACAAAGAGCAAAATATTTTCAAAAAATGGAATCTTTAAGAGATAAACAATAACTTTCATTTTTCCGGTTGTTTTTCTTGGTCATAACAATATATATAAATGTTATGATACCGTATCCTAATATACGGTCACTCAACTAAAATTAATTACGAATGCGTTCGGCATTCAATTGAGGCTCTTAATAGCCTTATTTCCAAATTAAATAAGAGGAGAACAACTATGGCAAATTCAAATTTGTTAAAAGAAGCAATTGCAGACGCGAAAGCTGTAAGAGAAACTGCACTTGCTAACGCAAAAATTGCTTTAGAAGAAGCATTTACTCCTAGAATTCAATCAATGTTATCTGCTAAATTAGCAGAGGAAGAAGAAATGGAAGAAGCTGCAGAAGAACCAGTCGAAACTAATGGTGACGGTATGGATGCTGCTGCAGGTGCAGAAGTTTCTGAAGGCGAACATGGTGATGAAGAAATGAAAGAAGGCGAACATGGTGACGATGAAATGTCTGAAGGCGAGCATGGTGAAGATGAAATGAAAGAAGAAGATGAACCAGCTATGGAAGAGGACATGGAAGAAGTACCAGTCGAAGAAGAAGAAGAGAAAATGGAAGAAGATCTTGAATTAGAAGCGATCATTAAAGAATTAGAAGAAGAATTAGATTCTTCTGATATTGGTGATGGTGAAAATAAAGAGCCTGCTCCAGATGCATCTGATGATCACACTGAAGACCCAGGTGAGGGTGACCTTACTGAAGGCGAAGGTGAAGAGAAAAAGATGGATGAAGGTGAGAAGGAAGACATGGACGAAGACATTTCTTTAGATGAAATCATTAGCGCATTGAGAGAAGAAGAGGAAGACAAAGTTGAAGAAGGTGAAGACAAAGAAGAAAAGAACGAAGAAGCTGAAAAAGAATTAGAAGAAGCTTACAACGTAATTAAATTCTTAAGATCCAAAATCAATGAAGTAAATCTTTTAAATGCAAAATTATTATTCTCAAACAAATTGTTTAGAAATCATTCAATGAATGAAAATCAGAAAATGAAAGTTATTGAAAACTTTGACAGAGCTCAATCTTTGAGAGAAGTTAAGTTAGTATTTGCTACATTATCAGAATCATTCAACTTGAGTACTTCAAAAACAAAAAGAACAATCAAGGAAAGCTATGCTTCTAAATCTACTGCATCAACAGCTCCAAGTAAGAAAGTAATTTCTGAAGGATCTGATTTATCAGCAAGATGGAAGAAATTAGCTAATCTGTAATCAAGGAGATCAAAAAATGAACGTAAATTCATTATTACCAACCGATGCTCAAGCTAACCAAAATGCAGCTGCTATCCAACTTGAAAAAAAGTGGGAAAAGACAGGTCTTTTGGAAGGATTGAACAATGAGGTTGAAAGAAAAGGCATGGCGGTTCTATTAGAGAACCAAGCTAAGCAATTGGTTACTGAAGCATCTAGAACAGGAACAGACAGCAATTCTGAAGAATGGGCAGGGGTAGCTCTACCATTAGTAAGAAGAATATTTGCTGAAATTGCTGCTAAAGATTTTGTATCAGTACAGCCAATGAATTTACCATCTGGTCTTGTATTCTACTTAGATTTCAAATATGGAACTAAGCAAGGAACAGCAGGAACAGCAGGTGGTAATGACTTCTTATCAGGAGCAGGTAGAACATCACAAACAGACTCTGTATTTGGTGTAACTGATGCTTCTAAAGGAGACGGAACAAATGTAGCTGTCGAAGGTTTATATGGCGCTGGTAGATTTGGATATTCTATCAACGAAGTAACTTCATCAGCTTTACAAGCAGAAGTAGATCCAGGTGCAACAACAGCTGTATCAACTACTAAATTCGTTTCAAGTTCAGTAGATATCGCAGACGTTAACTTTAACTCAGAGTTTTTAGCAACGACTGGTTCATTAACTGAATGTAAAACAATTGAAGTATTAGCTTCTGACTTATCAGGTGCAGACCTAGAAGGTGTTAGAGGATTTAACCTTATTAACACTACTGGTGACTTCATCATATCTGTATTCCCAGAGTTTACTAAAGTACAAAAAAGAGCGGGTGCTGAAGATACAGTACAATTCGTTGTTGATTGTGGCGTCTTAGTAAGTGCTGATAGAATTGCAGTTGTTTATCACAAACAACCAACAGATGTAACAAGAGGTGACTTTGAAGATGGCGTTGCTGAAAATATCAACGGCAGTACTTCACCTAACCTAGATATTCCAGAAATCAATTTAGAATTAAGATCTGAAGCGATTGTGGCTAAGACAAGAAAGCTAAAAGCTATCTGGTCACCAGAATTTGCTCAAGACCTTAATGCTTATCATTCAATTGATGCTGAAGCTGAATTAACTTCTATGTTATCTGAGTATGTTTCTCAAGAAATTGACTTAGAAATTTTAGATATGTTAATCAACAATGCTCAGACAATCGAAAGATGGTCAGCAAGAATTGGTATGGAATATTCTGCAGCAAATGGTGATTTCGTATTATCAAATGCAGCTGCTCAAGCATACAACCAAGGAACTTGGTTCCAAACTTTAGGAACTAAAATCCAAAAAGTTAGCAATAAAATTCATCAATTAACTTTAAGAGGTGGAGCTAACTTCTTAGTATGTTCACCATCTGTAGCAACTATCTTAGAATCTATTCCAGGATATGCTGCTGATACAGACGGCGATAAGCAACAGTTTGCAATGGG